CCCAGATCTCCAACCGCGCATCGGCGGCCCATAGCGGCGGCAGCAGATCGGCCGCCGGCGCGCCCTGGGCGATGTTGCCGCCGATGGTCGCGCGGTTGCGGATCTGCACCGCGCCGCATTGCGCTGCCGCCTGGGCCAGCGCCGGCAGCGCCGCCAGCAGAACCGGATCGTCAGCCAGACGCGCCACCGTGGTCGCCGCACCGATGCGGATTTCGCCACCGGCCACCGTCACCCCGCGAAGGTCTGCCGCCCGGGCAAGGTCAACAACGATACCGTCCTGCGGCGGTTGCCGCCCGGCGATCAGCATGTCGGTACCGCCGGCGATGAAATGCAGTGGTTTGCCCCCGGCCAGCAAGGCACGGATTGCATTGCCGTCGCGGGGTCGGGCCACCGACACCCCGGTCACGATGGCGCCCCGCCGCGCCGCGCCGCCTCGGTCGCGACGGCGCGGATGATGGTGTCGTAGCCGGTGCAGCGGCAGATGTTGCCGGCCAGCGCGTGACGTATCGCGGCATCATCGGGGCTCGGATCCGACCGCAACAGCCCTTCGGCCGCCATCACCATGCCCGGTGTGCAATATCCGCATTGCACCGCGCCGACCGCGACAAAGGCGGCTTGCAGGTCCGACAGCAGGCCGGACCCGCCGCTCAATCCTTCGATCGTGGTGATCTCTGCGCCCTCGGCCTGAAAACCCAGCGTCAGGCAGGAATGTACCGGTTCGCCGTCCATCAGCACCGTACAGGCGCCGCATTCACCCTCGCAGCAGCCTTCCTTTAGGCCGGTCAGGCCAAGGGTTTCGCGCAGCAGCGTGCTGAGCCGTTGCATCGGCCCGGCGTCGACCGTGACCGGCCGTCCATTGACCCAAAGTTCGATTTGCATGGAAACGCCCGCAAGAAGGAGATGGCGGCATTCTCTGCCTGATCCGGCCCAGTGGAAATCCGGGAATTGGTGAACATTCTCTTCGTTTCGGTATTTTTCAAACCAATGGTGATTTTTAACACACAAGATGGCATCATGCCATCACCCAGTCATGCACACCCCCGCCATGCCGCCGGAATGTTTCGGCTTGAACCGGCGCAAGAAATCGCATATCGACGCGGTCGCCTGATATCTTACCACATATCAACAACTTAGGCGAGTTGGCGGAGTGGTCACGCAGCGGATTGCAAATCCCGGCGAAACCCAAACAATTTCATCGTAATTCGCCCGAATGGTTATCAGGACATACCGGAAACGGGCGGAGAGCCTGATAACGCCGAACTTACCCAAACCCAAAACACCGCCACGCCGCACGACCGCTTGTCGCGGATGCTGCGCCACACGCTCGTCCTGCGCGACGAAGCCGCTTGGGCTGGGTTTACCATCGTTGCGATTGCGCGCCTGACCGCGCCCGAACGCGCGGCGTTGGCCTATGCGGCGCTGAACTCGCTCCGCCGCGACGATGCGGCAACCGTGGCAGCGGCGTCGATTGCCCCGGCTGGTGATCCGATGCCCGCGTTCCTTGGCGGCATGGGCGACGCCCGGCATTGGGCATCCTACGCCAGTCGATCCGAAATCAAGGCGAACGCGCTTGCCGCCTATGAGGCCATGGGCCAGGCGGATCAGGCGGCGTTTTACCGGCACATAAGTGAAATGGAGTTGGCCGCATGAAAATGCTTGTGCATCGCGTTCCGGCAGACAGTGCCGAACCGTTTGTCCTGGACGATGTGAAGGACCACGTCCGGGTGCAGGATGGCACCGAAGACGCGGCCATTCGGCGCATGGCATGGACGGCTGCGCAGGAGATTGAGCAATTCGCCCAGATCGCGCTGCTGACCCAGACGATCCGCGTCACGATCTTCGATCCGTCACCGCTCGAATACCACCTGCGATTGCCCATCGGCCCGGTTGATGACGACGCCACGCCGACCGTGACCGTAGACGGGGCGGCGTTCACTGACTTCGCTTTTGTGGGCGGGATGCGCCCATATATCCGCTGGCTGGCATCCTATCACGAGCTGACGCCAGACCGGATCAACATCGAATACACGGCGGGGTTCGGGGCCACCGCGTCCGCTATCCCGCCAGACCTTGCCCAGGCGATCACGGATCAGGCGGCGCTGCACTATGACGGGCGATCACCGATGGACGCCCGGTCGCTCACCACGTCGCCGCACATGGCCCGGATCGGGGCCAGGTATCGCGGGGTGCAGGTATGACCGAACACGAGTTGGACGAAATCATCACGCTGCGCTGGCCCTTGTCGGTGCGGCGCGTGATGGCCGATGGCCGCGACGAATGGCTCAAGGGCTTTGCCAAATCCATCGCCCGGCACGGCAAGCGGGCATCGTGGCGACCCACGGGCAAGCAGGCGTCGATCATGCGGCGGCTGGTGTCCGAACTTGGCACCACGCCGGAACCGGAATTGGATCTGATCGAGCCATGAGCACACGCGCGATGAACTGGATACTTGAGACAGCCAAGGGATCGAGGCTGAACAGCTCCGAGCGGCTGGTGCTCATGATCTTGGCGCATCACCACCACGACCGGACCAACGCCTGTTTCCCTGCCATTGCGACCATTGCAGAACTTGCAGGGCTGTCCGCCCGCCGCGCCCAAAGCACGGTGCGGGCGGTGACCGACAAGGGGCTGATCAGCGTGGCGGTGCGCACCGAGCACGGCAGGCAGCGCAGCAATCAGTATGACCTGTTCGGCAAGCCGAGGGGTGACGCTACTGACACCCCAAAAGGCAAGGCGGGGAATGACGCCGGTGTCATCCCCAAACCCCGCGCGAGGGATGACGCTGGCGTCACCCGATAGGGAAAACTTAGGGGATAGGGCGGACCGACAGCCGACAGCCGTGATCGCATTCCCTCGAACCGTTGGAGGGAATTGAGACGATGGATTGGCAGAGAAACGGTGGCGCATCTGGCGACCTCTTCGCCCCCGGTCCCAATGCCGGCGTTTTGTCCCGGACGGGAAACCGTGTGTCTGACTTTGTTCTTTTCGCGCAGGACGCGGAATCGGGCGCGGCGACCCCGGCGGAACGAGCCATGCAATTCATGCATATCTTGAGCATCCCCGAGGGGCCGAACGCCGGAAAACCTGTTTCGCTCGCACCCTTCCAGCGGCAATTCATCGAAGGCGCGATGGCCTCCGACACCGCCAACGCCATTCTCAGCATTGGGCGCGGCAATGGCAAATCCGCGATCACGGCGGGGCTGGCGCTTGGCGATCTGATCGGTATCTGGGATCGCCAGCCCCGGCGCGAGATCGTCGCCGCTGCCCGGACGCGCGATCAGGGGCGGATCATCTGGGATTTCGTGTCCGGCTTCGCTGCCTCTTTGCCGCTTGAACTGCAACGCCGGCGGATCTACCGCCGCGCCCCGCGCCTCGAGATCGAATTCGAGGGCGACGGCGGCGGGCATGTGTTGCGGGTGATCGCGGCGGACGGCAAATCGGCCCTTGGCGGTGCCCCGACCATGGCGATCCTGGACGAACGCGGCCACTGGGCGCTTGATCGCGGCGACGAGCTGGAACACGCCCTGTTGTCCGGTCTGGGCAAACGCGACGGGCGCGCCTTTCTGATCAGCACCAGCGCCAGCGACGACATCCACCCGTTCAGCCGCTGGATCGACGATCCGACCACTGGCACCTTTGTGCAGGAACACCGGCCCGCGCCAGGACTGCCCGCCGATGACCTTGACAGCCTGCTGATCACCCTGGACGAATAATTGCTTTGCGAAGTCTCCGATCTGCCGCCTCGCGAAGGCGGCGTGGTGATCGGGATCGACCTTGGCGGTTCGGCAAGCATGACGGCGGCGGCGTTCTACTGGCCGGATACCGGGCGGCTCGAATGTCTTGGCACCTTCCCGTCAATGCCCAGCCTGCTGGACCGGGGCCGGTCGGACGGGGTGGCCGGGCGCTATGTCGAGATGCAGGAACGCGGCGAACTGACCGTTCTGGGCGACAAGACGGTTCCGGTGGCGGCACGGTTGGGCGAAGTGATGCGCCATGTCGAGGGCCAGCCTGACGCGGCGATCTCCATGGACCGCTACAAGCAGGCCGAACTGGGCGAGGCGATCAACCGGGCCGGCATCCGCGCCCTGCTGGTCTGGTGCGGCCAGGGCTGGCGCGACGGGTCAGAGGACTGCGAGAGGTTCCGCCGCGCGGCGTTCGACGGGCTGGTCAAGGCGCGCCCGTCGCTGCTGCTGCGATCCGCCTTTGCCGATGCGGTCTGTCTGCGCGACCCGGCGAACAATCTCAAACTGGCGAAGGCCCGATCCACCGGGCGCATCGACGCGGCGGCGGCGTCCGTTCTGGCGGTCGCCCAGCGCGCGCGGATCGTGGCGCAACCGAAAGCCCGTGCGAGGATGCTATGGGTCTGAGGCGCGAACACACCCGCCATTCGCAGAAAGTCACCCGCACCAAGCGGTGGAAGGCGCTGCGGATGGAGATCCTCGAGCGGGACCGCTTTCGCTGCTGTTCCTGCGGCTGCGGCGGTCGGCTCGAGGTCGACCATATCAAGCCGGTGCGGTCGCATCCCGAACTGTCCTACACCCCCGGCAACCTTCAGGCGCTTTGCCCCGGTTGCCACACCCGGAAAACACGGATCGAGTGCGGGCATCCCCCGCCCCGACAGGACCGCCAGGACTGGCGGCAAGCGGTCGAGGCGCTCGAGCGCACCGACAAACGAGGCATCGAACAGAAGGAAACCAAAGATGCTTGATAGTGTGAAGATCGCCCGGCGGCAGTCGGAGATTCGCCAGTCGCTGGCCGAACTGGCGGGCAAGCAAACCCCGACCGACGACGAAATCCGCCAGATGGATGAACAGGACCGGGAATACCGCCAAAACGAAACCCGGTATCGCGCCGCGCTGATCGCCGAAGACACCGAACGCCGCGAGGCCGGGGCCGATCTGGAAACCCGTTCCGCGACCGAATGGGCGGCGATGATGGCCGGGTTCCAGATGCGCCAGGTGGCGCTGGCCCTGGACGAAGGCCGGCAACTTGACGGGCAGACGGCGGAAATCGTGGCCGAGCTGCGCAACGCCGGCGGGTTCCGGGGTATCCCGGTGCCGTGGCAGGCGCTCGAGGTTCGGGCCGGTGAAACCATCGCCAGCGGCACCCCCGATCCGATCAGTACCCGCCCGATCATCGACCGGCTGTTCCCTGACAGCGTGGCCAGCCGCATGGGGGCGCAGATGATCAGTATCGACCACGGCGCGGTTGAGTGGCCGGTGACGACCTCGAGCGTTTCCGCAGGCTGGGCCGATGGCGAGACGGCGAACGTCGCCGGACCGACCGCCTATGCCACCACCGACCGCGCCATGTCGCCCGATCACAATCTGGGCATTCAGATGCGGATCACCCGCAAGACCCTGAAACAGTCGGGCGCGGCGCTGGAACAGGCGGTGCGGCGTGACATGGCCGGGGCCATGGGCGCGGCCATGGACAAGGCGGTTTTCCTTGGCACCGGGGCCAACGGGCAACCGCTTGGGGTGATCGCAGGGGCGGCGACCTACGGCATCACCAGCACGGCGGTTACGGCGGCGGCATCCTGGGCGGCGTTCCGGGCGGCAGTGGTGCGGTTCATGACCGGCAACGCGGCGGGTTCGCCGGCGGCGGTCAAGGCGATGATCCGCCCCGAGGTCTGGGCCTATATGGATGACCTGCTGATCAGCGGCACGGCGGTGTCGCAGTGGGACCGGATGGTCGGCAACATCCCGGCGGGCAATATCGCCATGACCACGAACGGGCTGGCGGCACCTGTCGGGGCCAAGAAACCCACGGTCGCGCTGCTGACCACGGCGGCGGGCGGTGTCGCGCCGATCTTCGTCGGGGCGTGGGGCGCGGTGGACGTGATCCGCGACCCCTACAGCGATGCGCAATCCGGCGGACTTCGGATCACGGCCCTTGCCACGATGGACGTGACGGTTGCACGACCGGCGCAATTGGAAGTCCTGACCGGCGTCGAGACGGCGGCAAGCTGATGCTCTGGGGCGCTCACACCGGCAGTCTTGAACTGCGCACCGAGGGCGGGGAAACCCGCCTTCGGGCAATTTTTCCATATGGCCGGGCGGCGGTGCTGTCGGACGGTGGGCGCACCGGCAGACAGCGGCAGGAAGTCATTGCCGCCCGAGCCTTTGCCGACCGGATCGACCGCGGCGACGACATCCTCTTTCTGGCCGGTCACGACTTCAACAAGCCGCTGGCATCACGAGAGGCCGGAACCCTGAGCCTGAGCGAATCCGACGACGCCCTGAACATAGGGTACCGCGATTTTTCACTGATCTCGGCTGTCCCAAGGGGGCGGTGGCCTGACGCGCGCATGTTGCCGCCGGCGCGAGGTCTGGCATGCTGTGGGGCCTGCGGTGTGCCTGCTGTCATACGCTGCATTTCGGCCTTTGCGGCCTGGCTTTTGCCGCCCGGGATCATGCCGGGTATGGGTTCAGGCGGTGCAGCTGGCCAAAGCGTCGCATATTGTAGGCGAGGTTCTTCATTCCGATCTTCGCCTTCGCTCGTACCATGCCGATCGTGCGCACCAGCGTGCCGCCCATGTCGTTGGCCTGCGCACCGAAGACGTGCTCGACCCGCGCGCGCATTGC